TAATGTTGATGAGGAAGTTGAAAATTTCATGAAATACCTCAGATAATCAATAATTGAAAATAAGTGACGAAACTGAATCGAAAGTTGCTGCATCGGGTGATTTTCTTTGGTACACTTATATAAGTTGCTCAATGAGTTTATATATAGGTTAAGGAGAATTAAGATGCCTCAAATGGGTGTGGTTAGGGCGGAAGGAGTGTCTACAGCTGCTCTTCTGCCAACTGATAAATTTGTTATTCAACGTTTTGGTGCCAATGGTCTAAATCAATGGTCTCCTTTTGAGGCTTTGGTCTCGGAGATTGGTGCATTATTCCTTGGTGGTTCTTCCATTCTTGCAACCGGTACTGCAACATTAGCAGCTGGTACTGCCACTGTTGTTCTTGCGACGATTGCAGCAGGAAGCAAGGTTTTGCTTACCGAGGCCAATGCTACGCCAAATGCTCTTGGTTATGTCATCACTGCTGGGACAGGGTTCGTTATTCACTCTGCGTCTGGTGCTGACACTTCCGTGGTATCGTATGTAGTGCTGAGCTAGGGTAAACGATGGTAGATTTAAGCCAGTTAGATGAGGACTTTCTCTTGGCCTACAGTAAGGTTCGGGTGAAAGCTTTAGAAAATGGTTTAAATATCAATCCGTATCGAGGCTTTATCAATCTATTTGATCATGCTGAGAGATGGAGATCTATAAATTCCGATTCGGCTATTATGTCGGCAGTTATAGAGTTAGAAATGCATGGGTGCCCTTTCTTGTCTGAAGTACTTAGTTCTGCAGCTACGGGACGCACTTTGACAGATTGGAATCCCAAGGAAAAGCCTGGGTTCGATTGGCACAACTGGGGCGAAGCAATCGATGTAGTAGTGAAACCTGCTGATCCATTTGCGACGGAAGATGTTGCCTTGAGAAAGAACATACTTGCAGATATCGCAAGGGAAGAGGGACTGTTTGTGACGATGGGTTCAACCTTAAATCATGAAATAGTGCATATTCAGTGTAGGGACAAAAATCCTTACGATGTTTACGGGCCTGTGGCCGTAGACGCCGAAATGTACAGGAGATACAAAGATGACCATACAAACGGTTGATACTCAATTTATACCGTTCTTTGAGGCTCAAACTACTAGCGCCAACTCTGCTGCATTTCCGTTTCTCTTTCCAAAGGGCACGTCTTGCTTAAAATTCTGGGGAACGTGGAATGGTGCTACAATTATATTTCAAACAATTACGCCATTTGATAACACGTACTGGGTTCCTATCCTTAACATCAGCGGGTCGGTTATGTCCTTCACCCAAGATGGTCAGGTTACTTTGGAGAATGTGGTTTACGGTGATCTCATTCGTTGTGTTCTTTCCGGCGCTGGTGCTTCTACTAACCTTAACGTAACGGCTCAGATAATCTAATGGCAGATATCAAAATCATTACTGGTGGGGGCGGCGGCGGTGGTGGATACGACACTGTCCAAGGCAACGGTGCTAACCTTCCCCAAGAGGCTACATTAAACTTCGTTGGTGCTGCTGCGGTAGTAAGCGATGATTCGGGAAGTAGTCGTACTAATGTCACGTTTGCTCAGAGTCTAGATGATATTGCCGGTCTTTCTCCAACACTCGGCGACGCTGTAGTTGGTAATGGTACGCATTTTGTTCTCGGCACTGCTTCCAATATTAGTGCCAATTATATTCCAACTCATTACACAGCTACGAATACTTTCATTTCTGGCAACCTGGCTGGAATTGATGCGGCCCTAGGAACTATCGAGAGCGATGCTATCACCGCATTAACAGGCGATGTTGTTGCGACTGGCCCAGGTTCTGTAGTTGCTACGATTCAGCCCAATGTAGTGACGAATGCAAAGCTGGCACAAGCACCTGCTAATACTATTAAAGGTAACAATACTGGCTCTACTGCCAATGTTACTGACTTGACTGGAGCGCAAACTACCGCCCTTCTTTCCACATTTGTAGGGGACACTGGTAGTGGTGGGGTTAAGGGTCTTGTTCCTGCTCCTGCAGCTAACACTAACTTGTCGGGTGATTTCTTAAGCGCAAGCGGAACATTTGCTTATGTTGATCAATCCAAGACCAGAAATCCCGATTTCTCTTTGGTCACACAGGGCGCTGTTCCTTCTGGAGCGCCTGGCACGATCAAATACGAAAATACGATAGTCTTCACTTCTATTGTTACCGGTAAGAACTATGCTATAGGGACTGGGCTCATTGGAACGCCTACTCTGACTATCTGGGATATTAGCGATCAGACAAGTCCAGTTATTGTTGGGACTTTCACTGCAGCGGGTGGAGGTTGTTATAATTGCACAGTAGGTGTAGTTAGTGGAGTGCAATATGCGTTCGTTGGATATAATTCAGGATCTCATTTTGTTGTTGTCAATCTGACAAATCTCGCAGTTCCCGTGCAAACTAGTAGTACAGTTATCACTGGCACTCCGGGATCCATTTATGGAGTTTCTTTCCTGAATGGCTATGTTTACTGCGCTACCCAAAATGCAGGATTAGTTGTAATGGATGTTGGAGGAGGCACAGGCACGCCTGCACTTCCTGTCCAGACTTATACCCAAGGAGCGACTAAATCGTTCGGTGTGGTAGCTATAGGAACAAACGTCTATACAACTGCCTATTCTACTTCCAATCCTTTCACCATTAGACAAATCATATCTTGGACTCTCACTGGCCTTGGCACGCCATCTGTACCATCTTTGGTGCAAAGCTTACAAGTCACAGCTGCTGGAGAAGCATTGGGACTCAGTGTCTCTGGCAATACCGCATTTGTTACCACTGCGGCGGCAGGTGCATACAATATAAATCTTGTGGATATCACTACACCGTCCGCAATGACTAACTTGAGTCAAATCAATAGCACCAACGCTTTTGGATCCGCATTCTATGCGGTTGCCAATGGAAATTTCCTGTACGTTCCTTCTGGTGGAAATGCCACGTACGGTGGTGCGATCGATGCATATGATATTACAGTCCGAACGACTCCCATTCATATTGCACAAGCGGTAACAAATATTCCGACTGCCGCATTCGGTGGCATAGCGCTTTCGGGCGGATATATCTTCTGCGCTGATTATGGCTTAGTCGCGAGTAACACTGGTTATTTCGACGTATTCACCCAACTTGATGCGAATGCCGTTATAGGTACAATGACTGCATCGACGGCGTATTTGGAATCGTTGACGCCGAACACTGCTCTGATTTCGTCTGCTTCTAATGGAATAATTTCCTCTATCACTACTGCTACGGAACTTTCCTATGTTCATGGAGCTACGAGCAACCTCCAAGCACAGATTAATGCTCTGGGAACTGCATTCACTTGGGTAGTAGTTACAAGCAGTACATTAATGGCCCCAAACACTGGTTACATCGTTAACGCGGTCGGCCAAATTACACTCACCTTACCCCTAACATTCGCGGCTGGAGCAGAAGTAAGAATTGTTGGTTATGCTGGTGGTTGGACAATTAATCAAGCATCTACGCAATCCATAGCATGGGGCAACACAAGTACTACACTCGGGACTTCTGGGCATTTAACTTCCACCGAAGTAACCGATTGTTTGGACATAGTAGCAGTGAATGCAAATACCACATTTGTGGTGGCGGATTCAAATGGCAATATAACAGTCACATAGGGATAAGAGGGAAGATATGGCAACAAATAATAGTATTAATACCAATAGTTTGACCAATGGTCAGTTGTGGGTAGGATCGACAGGTGCGAACCCTGTTTCTGCTACGCCTACTAGCAGCGGAAGTAGTTTAACCATTACCACAGGCGCTGGTTCGCTTAATTTTGACATTACCGCTCCAGTTAGCGTTGCTAATGGTGGTACCGGTGCGACAAGTTTAACTGCGCACGGTATCTTGGTAGGTGAAGGAACTTCTGCGGTTGTATCGAAAGTTTTGACGGATGGTCAATTATTGATTGGTAGCACAGGCATTGATCCTGTCGCTGCAACACTCACCGCAGGAACAGGTATCAGCATCACTAATGCTGGTGGATCGATCACGATTGCCAATACTGCAACTGGTGAAGCTTGGACTAATGTCACTGGCGCTACCCAAACTATTGCTCCTGGTAATGGTTATACTGCAAGTAATGCAGGTTCTGTTGCTTTCACGTTGCCAGCTGTCGCTGCTTATGGCACTATATTCGAGATCACTACTGGAACTACTTCTGGTGGATGGAATGTCGTTCAGTTAGCTGGTCAGTCGATCCAGTTTGGTGATGTAGTTACTACGACTGGTGTGACAGGATCTTTGGCTTCTACTGCGAAAGGCGATTCCATCAAAGTTCTTTGCACTGTGGCTAATACGACTTTCCAAGTTCTTAGCAGCACAGGCAATATCACTTACGTATAGGATGAAGCATGGCGACCCAAAACTCAGTCAACGATATCTACTTGCCCACTGCCGGTGGAACAATGACTGGCAATTTGGTCAACTTTACTTCTACGGATGTCACCACTACTACAGCAAGTAGTGGTGCTTCCTACACCATCAACAAAGCACTTAGCGATATCTTTGATATAACTTTGACGGCGAACTGCACGCTGAGCTTTAGCAATATTCCTGCTAGCAACACCACTACATTCATCGTTATATTAAGACAGGATGGTACAGGCAGCAGGACCGTCACATGGCCAGGATCGGTCACATGGGCCAGTGGTTCGACTCCGACATTGAATACATCAGCGAGTGCAGTCGATATCTTTACTTTCCTTACTGATAACGGCGGAACTACAGTTTATGGATTTACTACAGGGACTGAACCCATCTCTGCTTACTCTTTGGTCCAAAACAATGGTACGCCCGTTACCAAAAGAGCTACCTTAAATTTTGCTGGAACCGGACTTGTTGCAACAGATGACTCTGGGAACACCAGCACTGATGTGACTCTAGCTAGCGGTATTAGTGGTTGGAATGGCTTTGCTAGTAGTGGAGTATTAGTCGAAACGGCAACGAACACTTATGCTGCTCGCACAATAACCGGCACTTCCAACGTCATAGCTGTTACTAATGGCAGCGGTGTTTCTGGCAACCCTACTATTACTATCGATGCTGCTTATGTTGGTCAGACTAGTATCACCACTTTGGGTACGATCGCTACAGGAACATGGCATGGTTCAGTAGTTGGTGGTACATATGGAGGTACTGGAGTTAATAATGGTGCCAATACCATTACCATTGCAGGAAATGTTAGTACTGCTGGATCCTTTACGACATCGGGCGCTTTTCCATTAACATTGACTACGACAGCTTCGACAAGCGTAACATTGCCTATTTCCGGTACTCTTGTGAATAGTAGTGTAGCTACGTTATCTTCTTTGTCGTCCGTAGGAACTATCACCACCGGAACTTGGAGTGCTAATCTTCAGGATTATACGGAGACATTGACCAGCGCATCGACAGGAAGTTCCTACACGATGAATCTCGCTAATGGAAATGTATTCAGGCTTACCTTAACTGCTACAGCGACTCTTGCTTTTAGCAACGTTCCTGCTTCGAATTTTGTATCTGTCACTGTGCAGCTTGTTCAGGACGGGACAGGAAGTCGTACAGTTACCTGGCCCACAGGGACTATATGGGCTGGTGGAACGACTCCTACATTGACTCTTACTGCTAACCATGTGGATGTTTTTGTGCTAACTACGCATAATAATGGCACTACCTGGTATGGATTTGAATCTGGCGCAAACTTTGCATCGTAAGGATTAATATGGCATTTAGCGCAACACGTATGTTAATGGCTGCAGGATTTGCTGGAAATGTTCCAGCTGGATACCAGGCTGCTCTTTTTAGTAGCAGTAACTCAACTGGTAGCCACATAAACATTCCTACCACGTCTTTATCCTCTTCTGGCACTGGCATAATAAGTATGTGGTTCAATATAGCCGCAATCCAGTCGCCTAATGGCAATAGTCTTTTTAGCCTGACTACGAATACTGGAGGCACATTAGCATGTAGTACAAATCCTGGATCTTCTCCTGCATCACTTAGTCTGGCCATTGGTTCGAATGGATCGCCGAACGCTAATAATACCACTACCCATTTAGTCACGACAAATGGTTGGTTTAATCTACTTAGTTCATGGAATGGTGGAACGGGTGCATTTACTGTGTACGTTAATGGGACAGGGCCCGGTAGTGTCGGCGGCACTGTGAGTGGGATTTCTATCCCTTATGCCACTACGGGGCCGTTCATTATCGGATTCTTTAGTGGTAATGCAAGCGCTTTAAATGGATGTGTGAGCGAATTCTATTTTGCTCCTGGTCAGTTTTTGGATTTCACTAACTCTTCAAATAGAGCGTTATTTTATAATAGCGGAACCCCAGTGAATCTCGGAACAACTGGTCAAACGCCTACTGGAACATCCCCAGCCATTTACTGGAAAGGCGCTTACAACAACCTTACTAATCTAGGCACTATTGGTGGTTCATTCACCGCTGGTGGAGACGCCCTGACCAATTGTAGTTCTGCACCGTAAAATCTAGTTGAACCAGTGCGAATAAATTTGAAACCGTAGATTTAAAATACTATAATTAACCGTACAATTGCCCGCAACACATTCAAAAATGGAGATAAAAATGGCAAGAGAAGATAGAAAAATGGAACGCAGAGAGCGCACCAGTCGTCATGAAAATCTTGGCACTTTAGACATGGGCATTCCTAACTACGACAGTGGTGAGCCTTGGGATGAGCCTTTGACCCCTTTGAAGAATCGCTTCAGTGCTATCCATGATGTTCAAATGGATGAAGTTCTTCGTAGTGGTGCTAAGACTTCTGCCATGGAAAACAAAGCTCGTTACATGAAGCCTAGATATCAGTCCGAAAAAGAGTACTAAAATGCCTCTAGATAAAAGCAAAAGCAAAAAAGCTTTTTCTGAAAATATCGGCCGCGAAATAGCGGCCGGTAAACCTAAAAAGCAGGCAGTAGCCATCGCCTATTCTGTAAAACGTGAAGCTGAAAAAAAATCGGTTCCTAGACGTTCTGGACCTAGAGGTAAGTAATGCCAAGAGGCCAATACGATCGCAGCAAGAAAGATTCCAAGGAATCCTCTAAGATGAGTGAGTCCGCTGAGTTTGCAATGGATCTGAAAAAGAAGATGAATCCTGGCTATGCGGATCGCCTAGAGGACAGACATCGTGCAGGGCTACAAAGAGCGCGTGAAAAATTAGCCGTTCTATTTGAGAGATAATATGAAGCGCACGCCTACTACACTTGGTAAGTTAGGCGATAAGCTTGGTAAGAGATCAAATTTACCTACAGAGCGCAGAGCAACACCAGCAAGAAAAGTTCTTCAGCAAGATAGTAGTATCCCTCCAAGGTTACCTCGAGGGGCTGGCAGTTCCGCTAATTACAATGTTGGTATGGGTGTCAGCGCTGATGTTGGTGGCAGGAACAATATTCGTGTTACTTCTTCTCAGCTATCACCCAACAGGAACAAGCCCGTTTCGAAAGCAGGCAATAAGCTTCCGCCCTACAATGATAGAAAGGGCAAATTGAAGAAATTCGCTGACACGGAGTTGAACAATAATTGACTAGCAAATCCAAGGTAAAGACTGTGAAACAGCATGTCAAGGCAACTAAATCGAAGCCTCTCATGACCTTAAAGCGTCAATCTGCTGCCTCGAAAGAAAGATTGATTTCCAATTATCTTGGCAGACAACAGCCGATGTGAGGTGGTTACAATTTGTGACCAGTTGCTATTAGTTCCCATCCCATTTAGATCCAGTACTATCTAATAGATCCATGGCATGTCCAAGATCTTTAAAGAATTGTCTGGTTGGAATTTCTAGATCATCTACATAATGCTCATGCTGATTTAAGGATTGTTTGGCCACTTTGGCTACCAAGTGTACCAGCATTTTGTATTCAGAAATGGTGAGAAATCTCATGTTATGCTCATAAATAGATCAATTTCTGCTTGTCTGCGGGCGATAAGGCCTTTCTGGCGTCTGCCTTTGGCCCAAACCCACCGCATAAATTCCTTCGGGAGATCGCTGAATTCTAAGCGATTCACCTTCTGTAGGATGATGGACCGTTGTAAACTGCCGCAACCTTCATTGAAAGCAAAATCGATAAGTGCAGCATACTGATTTTCATTGAGTGGTACTTTTGTGTAGCGCACTACAGCAGTGGCAGATACTAGAAGATCCTGTCTTAATAAACTCTCAGCTGTAGTCTCATCAATGTAGTCTAGGCCATCGCCTACTTTGCAAAGATGGCCGTAGCCTATAGTGGCATTGCCAGCGATATCGCTATATCTGCTCAGACGGCATCCTTCGAACTGCTTAACCAGATCAACAGCTGCTTGGGGTACAGGCGGAATAATCATTTTATCTTGGACATGCTCCTAGAACCAAAATAGAAAGCAATGATCCCAGCAAATATGGCGGAATCATTATCTCCCCACAATCCATACATGACTGCTTCGGAGAATGCTTGTCCGAGAGATATATCGTGGAAAGCCAAGAAAATGCAAGGAAGTTTTGCTATGAAGAATAAGAAGAAGAATGAGAATGCGATGATGGGACGTACGCATCCATTGAGCGCATCCACCCATTTGATGCCGGTTTCATAAGTG